TAAGGCTTTGTCCGGCTCTTGCGAAACGAGTAAAAATCCTCGAATCGCAAAAGCGAATGATATACCTTCCCACAAACAGTTTCTACCAGGTGCTTTCCGCTGACGTTGCAAATAAGCACGGCTTCAACACCCACGGAGTTATTTTTGATGAGTTGCACACGCAGCCGAACCGAAAACTCTTTGATGTTATGACAAAGGGATCGGGCGATGCTCGTATGCAACCTCTGTATTTTCTTATAACCACCGCAGGTTCTGACACCCAATCCATCTGCTACGAAACCCATCAAAAAGCAAAGGACATCATCGAGGGTCGTAAAATCGACCCCACATTTTATCCTGTCATTTATGGTGCAGATGAGAGCGAGGATTGGACAGACCCCAAGGTGTGGAAAAAAGCAAATCCCTCTCTCGGCATTACGGTCGGCATCGATAAAGTAAAGGCTGCGTGTGAGTCGGCAAAGCAAAACCCCGGCGAGGAAAACTCCTTCCGACAGCTCCGCCTTAACCAGTGGGTAAAACAAGCGGTGCGTTGGATGCCGATGGACAAATGGGATGCCTGCTCCTTCCAGGTCAACGATGATTCTTTGGAGGGGCGCGTGTGTTATGGTGGTCTCGACTTGTCCTCCACAACGGATATCACGGCTTTTGTGCTTGTGTTCCCGCCGGAGTATGAGGATGACAAATATGTGGTGATGCCGTTCTTTTGGATACCTGAAGATAACATTGACCTTCGAGTCCGCAGAGACCATGTTCCGTATGACCTATGGGAACGGCAAGGCACACTTCAAACTACCGAGGGCAATGTAGTCCATTACGGCTATATAGAAAAATTCATCGAAAAGCTCGGTGAACGTTTCAATATCCGTGAGATTGCATTTGACCGATGGGGTGCTGTACAGATGGTGCAGAACCTTGAGGGTATGGGTTTCACTGTTGTCCCATTCGGACAGGGATTTAAGGATATGAGTCCTCCCACGAAGGAACTTATGAAACTAACCCTTGAACAGAAAATTGCCCACGGCGGACATCCCGTTCTCCGTTGGATGATGGATAACATTTTTATTCGCACAGACCCTGCCGGAAATATTAAGCCGGATAAGGAAAAATCCACAGAGAAAATTGACGGTGCCGTTGCAACCATAATGGCACTCGACCGAGCCATTCGCTGTGGCAATGATAACGGTGCTTCGGTTTATGATGACCGAGGCATTTTGTTTATATGAGAGGAGTGATTTGAATGGGCATCTTTTCAGGATTATTCAAGTCCAGAGATAAGCCTACAAACAGTACAGCCGGAAGTGCCTACCGCTTTTATATGGGAGGAACAACCTCCGGCAAGAATGTAACGGAACGCTCTGCAATGCAGATGACAGCGGTGTATTCCTGTGTCCGTATCCTGGCAGAAGCAATCGCAGGGTTGCCTCTCCACGTTTACGAATACAAGAGTGATGGTGGCAAAGAAAAAGCCATCAAACATCCGCTATATTTGCTGTTGCACGATGAACCGAACCCGGAAATGTCCTCGTTTGTGTTCCGTGAGACCCTTATGACCCATTTGCTTTTGTGGGGCAATGCTTATGCACAGATTATTCGTAACGGCAAGAATGAGGTTGTTGCCCTTTATCCGCTGATGCCAAACAAAATGACGGTTGACCGAGATGAAAAAGGTCAGCTTTATTACGAGTATCAGCATTCCAACGATGAGGCAAACACCCTCAAAGGCTCTACTGTTCGGCTGAAGCCTACGGATGTCCTGCATATCCCAGGTCTTGGCTTTGATGGTTTGGTAGGTTATTCGCCCATTGCGATGGCTAAAAATGCTATCGGTATGGCAATTGCCTGCGAGGAGTACGGTGCCAAGTTTTTTGCTAACGGCGCAGCCCCCGGCGGTGTCCTTGAACACCCAGGCACAATTAAAGACCCACAGCGTGTGCGTGAGAGTTGGCAGTCCACTTACAGCGGTACTTCCAATGCTCATAAAATTGCGGTGCTTGAAGAAGGTATGAAATACACTCCCATCGGTATTTCTCCCGAACAGGCACAGTTCCTTGAAACACGCAAATTCCAAATCAATGAAATTGCTCGAATTTTCCGTGTCCCGCCCCATATGGTCGGTGACCTGGAGAAGTCGAGCTTTTCTAATATTGAGCAGCAATCCCTTGAGTTTGTAAAATACACCCTCGACCCTTGGGTTATCCGTTGGGAACAATCCCTAACGAGGGCACTCCTTTCTTTGGATGAAAAACAGAAGTATTTTGTCAAATTCAACCTGGAAGGTCTGCTCCGAGGTGACTACCAAAGCCGTATGAACGGCTATGCCATCGGTAGACAAAACGGCTGGATGAGTGCAAACGATATCCGTGAGCTTGAAAACCTCGACCGCATCCCCACAGAGGAAGGTGGCGACCTCTACCTTATTAACGGCAATATGCTCCCCATGAGAAATGCAGGAGCTTTTGCGAATACAGAACCTAACGATGACGGAAAGGAGGAAAAAGCCGATGAAGAAGTTCTGGAAGTGGAAGAATCAAGCTCAGACGGAAACGACTCCGGCGGAGAGGACTCTGTTTCTCAACGGAACAATCGCAGAAGAAAGTTGGTTTGATGATGATGTAACCCCCAAGCTGTTTAAGGATGAGTTGCTTGCCGGAAGCGGAGATATCACCGTGTGGATTAATAGTCCCGGTGGTGACTGCGTTGCCGCTGCACAAATCTACAATATGCTGATGGATTACAAAGGCAATGTCACGGTGAAAATTGACGGCATCGCTGCCTCCGCAGCATCCGTAATCGCTATGGCAGGCACGAAGGTGCTGATGTCCCCGGTATCAATGCTTATGATTCACAACCCTATGACGGTTGCTATGGGCGATACCGCTGAAATGGAAAAGGCTATCGAAATGCTCGGTAGTGTTAAGGACTCCATTATCAACGCCTACGAAATCAAAACCGGGCTTTCCCGTGCAAAGCTCTCGCACCTTATGGATGCCGAGACTTGGATGGATGCGAACAAGGCCGTAGAGCTTGGCTTTGCCGATGAAATCCTCTCCCGTCCGAAACTCGCCGTTCCTGCCATTGAGGAGGAAGATGATGAAGAGGACGAGGAGGAAATCACCCCTGCAAAACCCGCTGAAAAACAGACCCCCGAAGAGGATGAGAACGAAGAGGAAAACGTGCCGCCCAAAAAGGCATCGATGCTCTTCTCCCGTAAGGCATTGGAAGCGGAACTTTTAGACAAGCTCCGTAGCCATACCGAAACCAAGAAACCCGCCGTGGAAAACGGCACCGAACGTTCCGTTACCGACATTATGGAACGACTCAACACTATCAAGAAATTCATGTAATTTAGGAGGAATCTATTATGACTATTATCGAAATGCGTGAAAGACGCAACAAGGCGTGGGAGGCAGCCAAGGCTTTTGCTGACACCCACCAGACCGACAGAGGCACTCTCTCCGCTGAAGATAGTGCCACCTACGAGAAGATGGAACGTGAAATTGCCGACCTCTCTCGTGAAATTCAGCGCCGTGAACGCCAGGAGGCTATGGATGCAGAGCTGTCCAAGCCTGTGAACACCCCCATCACCGCAAAGCCTATGAACGGCAAGCAGGAGGATGAACCCAAGACGGGTCGTGCATCTGCGGAATACAAGAAGGCAATGCTCAATGCATTCCGTTCTAACTTCCGTAATGTATCCAATGTTCTGCAGGAGGGTGTTGACTCCGATGGCGGCTATCTCGTTCCCGAAGAGTACGACTCTCGTTTGATTGAGGCTCTTGAGGGCGAGAACATTATGCGTGCTTTGGGTCACGTTATCACTACTTCCGGGCAGCACAAAATCAATATCGCAGCCACTAAGCCTGCGGCAGCCTGGATTGAGGAAGGCGGCGCACTCTCTTTCGGTGATGCCACTTTCGACCAGACCTACCTCGATGCTTTCAAGCTCCACGTGGCTATCAAGGTAACCGAGGAACTGCTCTACGATAACGCCTTTAGGCTCGAAAACTACATCACCACTCAGTTCGGTAAGGCTCTCGCCAATGCCGAAGAGGATGCCTTCCTCAATGGTGATGGTAAGGGCAAGCCTACTGGTATCTTCGATGCGACCGGCGGTGGTGAAGTTTACGACACCCTTACCGCTGCTCTCAAGAGTGATGACCTCTTTAACCTTGTGTATGCTTTGAAGCGTCCTTACCGCAAGAATGCGGCGTTCATTATGAACGATAAGACCATCGCTGCCATCCGCAAGTTTAAGGATAATAACGGCTCTTATATTTGGCAGCCTTCCTACAAGGAGGGTGAGCCTGACCGCATCCTCGGCTACAAGGTTTATACTTCCCAGTTCGCCCCGGAAGATGCCATTGCCTTCGGTGACTTCAAGTACTACAACATCGGTGACCGTGGCACTCGTTCCTTTGCTGAACTCAAGGAACTCTTCGCCGGAAATGGTATGGTCGGCTTCGTTGCCAAGGAGCGCGTTGACGGCAAGCTTATTCTCCCCGAGGCTGTTAAAATCCTCAAGCTCAAGGCAGAAACTACTACTGCCTAATGAAAGGAGGTGGCGGTGATGGATGAACTTCTCGCAAAGGTCAAGCAAAACTTAATACTGGAACACGAGGCTGACGACCCTTTACTGAAGGGATACATCACCGCCGCTGTTTCCTATGCCGAAAGCTATCAGCACATTCCAAGCGGATATTACTCCGAAAATCCTATGCCGCCTACAACGGAACAAGCCGTAGTAATGCTGTCATCCCACTTTTACGAGTCAAGGGATGGCAGCACGGGTGGCTTTTTCCAAGACAATCCCCAGGCGGCACAGCAGGTATGGAACACGGTCAATCTTCTGTTAAGGCTCGACCGAGATTGGAAGGTGTGATATGAGTTTCGGTAAAATGAGAACCCCCGTGGACATCGTTATTATGCGAAAGGAAAAGGACGAAGAAGGTTTTTCCACCACAGTTTATGACTGCGTGGCTTCTGTCCGTGCTTATCGTGAAGGTCGGCACGGCTCCCAGCGGTGGGCAAACCTCGCAGCCTTTTCGGAGGCTACCGACCTTTTCCGTTTTCGCTGCATACCCGATCTTAATATAACCACCGACCTTATTATCGCCTGTGATGGTGATAAATACGATATCACCTCTGTGGAGGATGTTAAAGGCCGTGGGATGTATATTGAGGTTCTTGCAAAAAAGGTGGTGTCGACCAGTGGCAAAAGCTGATATTCAAATGCCGGATGATTTCCTTGAAAAGCTATCCCGCCTGGGTAGCAGAACCGATGAAATCTCCAAGCGTGTTTTGGAGGCTGGCGGTGAGATTGTTTTGGCAAAAACCAAGAGCAACCTTGCCTCGGTCATCGGTAGTGGCACAGCCTACGATTCAAGAACCACGGGTGAATTGGAACGGTCCCTCGGTCTTACCCCGGTTAAGGTGGATAAAAACGGCAACCACAATATCAAACTTGGCTTTTCCGAGCCTCGTTCTGATGGTGGTAGCAACGCAAAAATCGCAAATATTCTCGAATACGGAAAAAGCGGTCAACGAGCAAAGCCGTTTTTGAAACCTGCCAAATCCGCAAGCAAAGCGGCTGCGGAAGATGCTATGAAGCGAAAATTCCAAGAGGAGGTCGATAAAATATGAGTCTGCTTAAGGAT